GGAAGAGGAAATAACAATGGTGTAGCTGAAGGACATGTCAAACCGTATTTCGAGGACATGTCTCAGCTTGAGCAGAGAGTATTTGATATTACAAATCATGCCACTGCCCGTTATCGCTGGCTGCGTTGTTGTAATCCTTCCTATTCGTACGGTGCGCGTAATTTGTACTACGTTACTGGTGTACTCACCAACAACTACGCTGTCCATGGCCTTTGTGCGGCTCCGGCTTGCCGTATCATCCGCGAAGCAGTCTAATCCATCAATCAGCCCCGCGTCAGCGGGGCGAGACTTTTAAGCAAAAGGAGATCATACAATGTCCGTTCCAGTAGGCAAACGCAAACCAACCACATTAAAAGTGCTCGACGATGTACGGATCCTGTCCAGGCATACAGTACAAAAGTGTAAGAATGAGCGCATCTTCCCGAAGCGGAACAGATGGATCCTCACTCAGCCGATCGTAAACGAATGCCTGCAGGCTACCGTATGCATCAGGAGAGCCAATGCTACATTTGTTCACCCAGGAAATGAGGATGAATATAATTACCGGCACATGCAGCAGGTTGAAGCACATGCCCATCTGAACGCTTTGTATGATCTTCTTGGTATTGCTTACGATGTCCTCGATGAACTCCATGAAGATGAGAGCATTTATTATTGGACAGGCCTGATTTACGCTGCGGATTCCTCTCTTAAGAACTGGATGGAATCTGACACACAGCGTTTCAATCAAGACAGGGCCCAGCGTGTAAGCCCGTAATCGCTGGCTGCGTAGTTGTAATCCTTCCAATTCGAACAATGCACGTAATTTGAACAACGTAACTGGTGAACTCAACAACAACAACGCTGTCAATGGCAATTGTGCGGCTCCGGATTGCGAGAATAAGGCCCGTTTCCAGTAGGCCTCAAGCCGAAAGCTGTGCCGCTCGCGCAAGGATGCTGTGTCCTGACCAGAAAGGGTACAAAATTACAGGTGACGGAAGGGGATTATGCTCCAACCTGATAGCGCCTGATGCTTACTATGAAAGAAGTACAATCATTCAAATATCTTTACAGGGGATTAAAGAAGTCCTGCAGAAATGTCAGATGGAAGCCATCTGTTATTTCCTATGAATCCAATTCTCTGAAAAACACATATCTGTTAAAGAAGCGACTTGATGCCGGCAAATATAAGCCAAGCCAGTATCAAACCTTCCAGATTCATGAGCCTAAAGAACGAACGATCAAGGCCACAAAGATAATCGACAGGCAATTCCAACACAGCTTGTGCGACAATCTTGTCTACGAATGTTTCGCAAAAAGCCTGATCACAGACACCTGTGCCTGCATTGTAGGCCGAGGAGTAGATTACTGTCTGGACAGAATTACTCATCACCTTGTGCAAATCAATCGCGGTGGCGGTTCATGGTGGGTGCTGAAATGTGATGTGGGACATTATTTTGATTCAATCGATCATGATGTTGCGAAGGCAGCTGTCCGTAAAAGAGTTCCTGATGGAGACGCTGTCCGGTATATAAATCAGATCATCGACAGCTTCGGTCCCGTCGGTATAGGTCTTGGAAGCCAGCTTAGCCAGCTGATTGCAAATGCTGTTCTGGATGATCTGGACCATTATATAAAAGAGCAGCTCAGAATCCGGCACTATATCAGATACATGGATGATTTTGTGCTTATGCATGAAAACAAAGAATACCTCCAAGAATGTAAAAATAAAATCAGAATCTGGCTGAAAGATCATAAGCTGAGGATGAATCCCAAAAGCTGTATCTATCCGCTGGATCAAGGAATCAAAATGCTGCACTGGCATTTTTATATCAAGCCATCCGGAAAGATTCTCCGCCGGATGGAATGCGAACGGCCAGCAAAACAGAGGCAGAAGCTCCTGTCAATGGCTGGCAAGGAATCGCATGGAGAGCTTCCGCACGGCACTACTTTTTTGACACATAGTGCATGGATGGAGAATACCAGAAAAGGGAATACCTATATGGTCCGGAAGCAGATGCACAATTTTTATAACGACAAGATTCTGGAGGAATTGCAATATGATCAAAGCAACACTAGAAGAACGGATAGCCGCCCTGGAAAGAAGACTTGATGCACTCGCATCTCATGCGGAGGATAACACGGCAGATATCGCATATGTCGCGCTCATGACGGGTGTTGATGATGTGATTGACGATGTTGAGGAGGACGAGGAAGATGTTTGAAAAAATCAAAAAATGGTATGACGAAGGCCGTTATACAAAGAAACAGGTAGCAAATCTTGTTAAAAAGGGGATCCTCACTGCCATTGAATATGGTCTGATTACTGGCGAAGAATACGAGGGCTAAAGTATGATAGTATTCTTTGCTGGTGTGTTCATCGGTGCTGTGGTAGCCATCACAGCAATTGCTGTTACCAATATGAGCAAATAGAAGAAGGCGGAGCAGGCGCTCCGCTTTCTTTTTAGATTGGAGTAGTAATGGTTAAAACATCTGATGCGCTGCGCATTGCGCGGTCATTGATAGGTACTCCATACGGATCAGGTCCAGGACAGATCGACTGCATCAACCTGATCAAGAAGATCATCCGTGATGCGCCAGGTGGAAACAGGAAATATACCGACGCGGGGACCGCGGCTCTCTGGAACAGCTACCACAGCTTCGGGAAATACAAGCACCTCACTTGGATACAGGAGTCCATCCGCAACCCAGAGCCAGGGATGCTCGCCTTTAAGGGCCAGCCGCTTGGCCACGATGGCCAGCCACATCATGTTGGGATTGTGACTGAATGCGGCACTGTGGTCCACGCTTCCAGCGCCATGGGCGCCGTAGTGGAAACCGACCTGAATAGCCAGTGGACACTCCTGGCCAAGCACCGTTACATCGAAACCGGCGTAAAAGAAGAGGAGATACCTATGGACGAAGAGGAAAAAGTAGTCAGCACAACGGCAATCGTGACTGCTCCATCGGGCGGCACAGTCAATCTTCGAGCGGCGCCAGACACGGCTGCTACGATCGTCAGGCGTGTGCCGATCGGGGAGCGGGTTGAAATTAAAACCGTCGCGGGGAATGCCTGGCGGTTTGTCAACTGGCGCGACAGCAGCGGCTATATGATGACGCAGTTCCTGACGCCTGACGAGGACGTCGAACCGGAACCAGAGCCAGATCCGGAACCAGAAGAGCCCATAATAAAGACCACAAGCCTCATGAAATCTGACGGCACCGCCATCACCCTGATCGGGGAGTGGCGTGTTGTAGACGATTAAGAAAGGAGGAGGAGCATGAATGTAGGCGTTCCTGAAATCGCATTGATTGTTTCTGGCCTGTCTGCCCTTGCCGCGCTTGTGGCCATGGGTAGAAATGTCAGGAGCGACACTGCGACAGAAGCAAAGAATCTCGCCACAATCAATGCCAAGCTGGGATCAATCCAAGCCGGTGTGGACGAGATTAAATCAGATGTCCGGCAGATCCGGTCCGAAGTATCGAACCATGCGGAAAGACTTGTGAAGCTGGAGATTAAGGTAGCGAGCTTAGAGGGGGATAAGAAATGAATAAACTTTGGATTAAGGCGGCGGCGATTCGTGCCCTGAAGACGATCTGCCAGACCGCCATCGCGACAATCGGGACCACTGCCACTATAGGCGCTGTTGACTGGAAAATGGTAGGAAGCACAGCTCTGCTGGCAGGCATCCTGTCTGTACTGACGAGCCTTGCAGGCTTGCCAGAAGTGCCCAAGGAAGACCCGGCGGAGAGTATTGACTAATCATTTTTTACATGTATAATTTTGATGTCTTTTGAGATGTACTGACCTTTACAGAATGGATTTCTTCTTATTAATAGGGCTTTCGTGGTGATGTTCAAATCCTGTCACCTCGACCATTTAACATGCCCAACTGCGCTCTTACGTGGTTGGGCATGTTGCATAATATACGAAGATTCGCTGGAAAATCTATTCAAATTTGATTAATTTCTATTCATAGATGAATAGGTGTTATTCATATTTGAATAGCAAAGGATGTACTGAGGGATGTAATTTAGGGATGTAATTTAAAAAGCCCGCTCCGAAGAGCGAGCATTTATTATCCCAGCATCGAGGCCACTGCATTGGCCATCGCCTTATTGACTTTGTTCCTGGATTCTTCAAAGGTTTCGACATACACCGCATGGCTGAAGTTGGAAGTGCTGTGGCCCATTGCACTGCTGAGCTCTTCCTCTGTGGCACCGGCGTGGACCATTGCGGTGGCGAAGAAGTGCCGCAGATCGTAGAACCTGAAGTCTTCCGGGAGGCCGATCCGATCAGCCAGGACACTAAAACGTTTGGAAGCATAGTGCGGAGTCATCTGGAAGACGTGCTCGTCATCCTCGCCCCTGAACAGCTGATCTTCGATGAACTGGATCAGGTGCCAGGAGACTGAGAGCATCCGGTTTCCTGACTCTGTCTTCGGGCCCTTCAATGCGTAGTGCCCGTCAGCATCTCTGACTTCCGCCTTGTTGACCGGAATCATGCCGTAGGCTACACCACTCATGTCCTTGATGGGTGTCTTTGGAATGTCGCTCCAGAGCAGGGCGTAGGCCTCAGAAGGCCTCATGCCGGTATTGATCATCAGTGCGCAGTAGACAGCCAGCTCAGGATCCATGGCCTTGGCTTCCTTAATGATGGCCGGTGCCCAGTCCTGGGAGAAGGACCGCTTGGCCTTCTTGGGGTTCTTGGCAAGGATAATGCTGTTCAGGTTGAGCTCCGGGCGGAACCGCTTCATCACAGTGGTGATCAGATACAGGTCATTCCGGAGAGTCTTGGGTGAGTGATCTGCTGCACGATCATCCAGCTGTTCCTGGATCATCATGGCGGTCAGCTTGTTGATCGGAACATTTATGATGTTCGGGAAGCTGTTCTTCCGGATGCACTTATAATTAGAAACAGTAGCAGGGGAGTACTTCTGGGCCTCGCAGGTCTTAATGAATTTGTCGATGGCCTCGCCCAGCTTCATGCCGTTTTCCTTGTCTACTTTACCGCCGGCCTTGAGCCATTCCTTATAGGCCTTTTTGCATTCTCTTTCAGTATCGCATGTGAACGACTTATAGATCTTCTTGCCTGCTTCATCCATGCAGATGTAAGCTCTCAGCTGGAATCTGCCATTGCTTAATTTCTTAATTGCCATTTTAAATGGGCTCCTTTCTTTTTCTTGCTAATTTCAAGGGGGGGAGCGCCCTTCCTGTACTCGCAATACAGGAAGGGCTTTTTTTTATTTTTCTCGAGGATGTCGTTTCAGCATCTCATAAGCTTCAGTCTGAAATGCCGGTTCTGCAATCCGGTATACTCTGATTAATTCCTTTTCCGGCTCATTCAATTCATCCCTCGGGGCGGTAGCCTCATCCCATCCACAGACTTCAGAGACTGTTGTGTTCAATGCTTGAGCCAGCAGCTTGAATCTTGTGAGTGGGATTTTTTTAGTTTCCCCGGTTGCATATCTTTGGATGACTGATTTATGAAGACCGGTTTCATTTGAAAGCTCGCCGTAAGATTTCCCGGATTCTTTGATTTTATTTAAGAGACGATCGGCGACATCTTCGTTGTTGATGATGTTTCCGTTAGTGAAGCTTCCCTTAAAATCAAAGTTCTTTATGATGTCCACCTCCTTTCTGCGTATTAATAATACAGTACATGTCCCAGATTTGCAATACCCTATCACCAAATTTTCAAAAAAATCATAAAAATGCTTGACAGGAATTCTGAGGCAGAGTTAATATCTATGCGTCTCGAAACGAGACGGAAGGAGGTGACAGAATTGAACACAAAGAAATTAAAAGTGCTTCTTCTTGAGAATGATATGTCCCAGAGACAGCTTTCTGCGGCCACTGGAATGAATAAGAATACGCTGAACTCAAAAATTAATGGAAAGACTCCCATTAATACAGATGAAGCGATAGCAATATGCGACGCCTTAAACATTCAGGACGCAGAAACCAAGGTCGATATTTTTTTGAGCAAGACGTCCCATAATGCAACATAAAATTTATATGGTGAAGAGAAATGAATGAAATAGCAAAGCAATTGCAGAACAATAGGGATAAAGGAGGTTTGAAATGACTACGAAGGAATTTGAACACCTGGCAAAAGCGGAAACAGTCCGCGTTATGAAAGAAAAGCACAATGTTGATCTGACAGAGGAAGAACTTGAATTCGTCTGGTTTGCCCATGAACTTGGCTATAAAAAGTGCACGCTCTATGCAAAGCGGCTTGGCCACTACTATCCGGAAGTAACGTATAACCTGGCCAAGAACGAGATGTACATTGATATCTATCTTAAGCAGTCCAATACAAAGGTAATGCTTTATGAAGCTCAAAGACTTAATTCAAAAGAAGACTGACCTGCCCAAAGCCCTCAAGTACTGGCGCAGAGATCACTGGGAAGGCGTCTGTGATTACGACGATCTTCTCTGGCTATTCAATCGCTTTGGAGACTTTGAGGTAAAGGTCATCTCAGAGGGACCGAACTACATAGGAACGCACTACTTAATAACATTTGAATTCGTAAAGGAGGAAAGACATGACATTTGGAGAAGCACTGGAATGCTGCAAGAAGGGCGCGAGAATCTACCGCGAGGGCTGGAACGGCAAGGGCCAGTACGTGGAGTTAGCTACGAACATCTCCTACAAGAATCCTCAGGGAGAACAGATCAATGCCGACCACAAGTCTATTGGAAACAAAGCCCTGGCTTTCGTCGGAACCTCTGGTGTTCAGCTTGGATGGCTGGCCAGCCAGGCGGACATGCTGGCGAATGACTGGAATGCATATAAGCCTGGAATAAAGACCAGGACACAAATCGAAATCACTTTCAAGAGGGCAAAAGAATGTTGCAAGAACGATAAATTGGACTGCGAGAATTGCCCGTATGATTCCTGTACTGAGAGATGCCAACAGCTCATCCTGGAAGACGCTTTGATACTCATCCGATTGTGGGAAGAAAACCAAGAAGGTGGGAAACAATGACATTTGAAGAAGCACTGAATCTCTGCATGCAAGGCGCAAAAATCTACCGTAAGAGTTGGGACAGCAATTACAGATACATCGAATTAGCCAAGAACTTTTCTTATGAGAATTATAACGGTCGTCGGATCGAGGCCAAGCTCGATAGCATCGGAAGCTGGGGGCTTGTATTGGTCAAAGAGTATGGCGTTCATATTGGTTGGTATGCATCTAAGGATGACAAGATAGCAAATGATTGGATGACTATGTATTTTAAAACCCTCTCAGAAAGAGAAAGTGATCTGATTCAGGCAAGCAAATGCTGTAGTGATGAAGACTGTGCGAGCTGTCCGTATTCACACGCAGAATGCGAGAGAGCCATCCTGGAAGATGCCATTGCAGTGATCAGAGAGTATAGGAGGAAAAAATGAGAATCAATCTTACACCGGAACTGCTGGAAGATCTGAACCACATGAAGGAAGCTTCCGGGATGTCGTTCCAGGGAATATCCGAAAAGACCGGAATCGAGAAATCTACTGTTTCCAGATACCTGAGCGGCAAGCTTAAGAGCATCCCGCATGACAAGCTGCTGCAGATCCTGAACGTGATCGGCACCGCAGAAGAGGTCCAGAACATTGTCGAACAGCATGGCATCCCGGTACCGGAAGATGCCTACCCTAGAGCCGTGAGCGAAATGGATGAGATGAAAAGCGAAATCCAGCGCCTGAATCTTGAGGCCCTGCAGCTGAAAGCAGTCCTGGATGAGGAGAAGAGTAAAAACAAGTTCAACACAGCCATCATCATCTGCCTGGTGATTACAGTGGCTGCGCTCCTGGTCAAGATCTTCATCCACTAAGCACCGGCATGGCAGACCGATGCGGAGCTTCGGTAGAGCGCGACAATGAACTGCAATGGCTTGGCTAGGCACGTCGCTGTATGGCTGTGGAAAGGCAAAGCAGAGAGAGGCGGTGGCGGTGCAAGTCATTGCAAGGTGCGGAAAGAGCAATGTTTCTCGAGGCCTTGCTAAGGTAAAGCGAGGTATTGGCTAAGTAAAGTGTCGCAGAGCATTGCTTGGTACAGACAAGTGGAGCACAGGCTCAGCAGAGCGTAGACCAGTGATGCTCGGGCAGGGCGGAGCTTCGCGCAGCATAGCTTTGGCATAGCGTAGATCTGTAAAGGCTTTGTAGGGTTTCGCCTCGTAACGGCAAGCTAAAGCATTGCCTGGTAACTGTGGGGTAAAGATGGGTGTCGCTAACGCAAAGATGTGCTCAGCCGTGGCGGAG